ATGGCGTTTGATTTATCCTCGCAGAAACTTGCACGCAGTTGCGCCATTTTCGCAGCTGTCATCGTACAATTTACGTACAATCCGTCAGCTATTGCCTCGCCCACCCCGCTTACCTTCGCCTGCAGCGCGGTCTCGGTCTGGGACGGCGACGGGCCTGTTACCTGCAGCGATGGCCGCAAGGTGCGTCTGGCGGGCGTCAATGCGCGCGAGATCGACGGAAGCTGCCGCAAGGGTCATCCCTGCCCGCTGGTGTCGGGCATTGCCTCACGCGATGCGCTGGTGGCCTTGCTGGGCGGGTCGAGAGGCACGACCGCCGACGGGCATGTCCGCGTCGCGGCGCGGCTTCGGTGCGAGGTTACGGGTTTCAGCTATGGCCGCGTGACCGCCTTCTGCCGAACGGCGCGCGGAACCGATCTAAGCTGCGCCCTTGTCGCCAGCGGCCATGCCGCAATCTGGCAACGGCACTGGGGCAATCATCGCTGCGACTAGGCGCGCACCATCCCCGGCAGTTCTTCCAGTTCCAGCACATCGACAATCTCGTCATCACGCAGCAGGGTAAGGTACAGCGTCACGCGATCGCGATCGCCGGGGTCGGCCCCGAACAGCAGGTAGACCAGCTCCGCAACGAATGGATCGCTGACCAGTCGGAATGTCTGGTCGATGCCGCACACATCCTCGCTGGCGTCCAGACACCGCATGCCGTGGCGTTCGGTGATGGCCCGCAGCGCGGAGAAATCTTGAAACGCTGCGGCGCTATCGATGCGCAGCATTTCGGTTTTCAGGTCGGCAAAGGCAGTCGCGGCGGCGTTCATGGCGGTCTCCGATTCGGGCCGTCCTGATATCACAGCTTGCGCTTTGTTCCAAATTTGTTCCATTTCTGCGGCCATGCCCGAATCACGCCACAGATTTCCCATTACCGGTTCCGGATGTACGCCATTGTCGAGCTGCATCTCGCTCGACAAGATGATCGCGATCGGGCGGCAGGCAAAGGCGATGTGTGAAAAATGCAGCTTCGATGCCGAACTAGACCTTGACGCGTTGCGCTCACGCGTGGGCGGCGACTATTGCCTGATCGACCGTCGCAGCAAATGCCGGATATGCGGCGGGTGGGTGCGCTTTTTCTACCTGCAGGGCATCTGGCGCGGCATGTGGACCGACGAAGGCAGTTCCCGCTGGATCAGCGTTGATCGCAAAAGGAATGATCGATGAAGTCCGCTGCGCGATATCTCGAATTTGCAATCCTGCTTGCCCTGTCCGTCGCAGGCATCGTCAGCGCCGTAGCTGCATTATTCGGGTAGCGCGGCGTTGTAATCGCGGTGCCAGGCGACCGTCGACGAACAGCTAAACCAGCTACCGCGCAGCTGCACAATATATTCCGCTGTCTCGCCCTCGCGCGCGAACACCAGCGCCTTGGCCTCTTCGACCGTCTGCACCTTGGCCCAGTCGAGCGGCGTCAGCTTTGGCGCGGCGGGCAAGGCTGCGCAGACAAGCTTGTCGGCGGGCGCCTTGGCGATGCGGACCGGGCCGGGACATGCGGTCAGCAGCAGCGCGCTAATCGAACAAAGCGTCGAGCGGGCTGCGATTTTCATTCTGCGCATCCTGAATTTCCTTCCTGTTCTTTTCCATCTGTTTGCTGAAATCGGTAACGGCGCGGTCGAGCTCGGCATCGGCGGCGGTTTCGGCTTCGTCGGTCACGACCTCGACATTCGCCAGCACCTCGGCCTCATATTCGTCGATCACGCTGTCACGCCACGCGGAATAGGCCCAGATCGCCAGCAACGCCGTAATGACGACAATGCCAATCTTGACCGCCCAGGTCGGCACCCCGACCAATTGTGCAAGCTTTAGGATCATCGTTCGATCTCCGCATCTGTAAGGTTTAAGGGCACTATCGGCGGCGGCGCAGGCGGCGGTGTCGACGACGCCGCAATGGCGTCGAACGCCTTCCCGGTGTTTTCCCGCGCGATGTCGTCGCTCTTCGTGTTCCGCAAAAGCGCCATCACCGCCGCGCCCAGGGCCGTGCCGAGCGCGACCATCGCGCCATCCAGCGTCTTCACATTGTCCGGCGGTATCGGGATGAAATAGCCCAGCCCGGTCAGGATCAGAAACCCGATAACCAGCACAGTCGCAAATGCCGTTTTTCCGTCGCTCATATCAATTCCCCCGATACATTGCCGCCTCTTGTCCGCGGCGCTTGGTCAGGCCGGGCATCACCCGACCGTCATTCTTGTTCCAGCGCCCAAATTCGCGCGCGGCGGCGTCGAAATGCCCCGCCTTGTGCAGCCGCAGCAGCGTCGATTTCGACAGCGCGTGCACCCCGACATTGTACGCAAAATGCACCAGAGCATCGAACTGCGCCTGTGTGGTGGGCGCGCCCTGCAGGGCCTTCTCGACCTGATCCTCGAACCGGCGGATATCGGCGACAAAGCGCGCATGCGCCTGCGACGCCGACCACACCAACCCCTTGCGGATGTCCGGTCCCGTGCTACCATAACCGATAGTCCACGGGTTGCCGTCACTGCTGCCCGGGTCCGGATAGGCGGTCAGGCGCAGGCCTTCGCTGTCTTTCAGGCTTTCGATGCACGCGTCGGACACATCGCGGCTGTCGCTGCGCACCACCCCAAGTTCGGCATCGTTCGCGGCGGCCGCCGCCAGCGCCTGTTTCAGGAAAGCGAATTCGCGTGGGCTGATGCTGCCGTCGCTGTCGATCGTGCGATAATGCGCAAAGATCGGGCCGTCATTGCCCGCCGCCAGCGCATCGGCGATCGCGCGCTTGATCTCACCAAAGCGCTGCGGCGTTATCGGCCCGGCCAGCGTGCGATAGGAGTCGAAAATCGGCTTGTCGTTGGCGACAATCATTGGCTTTTCCTTTTTCAGATATGGCTAGAAGTCGGTCTCGACATAGGCGCTCATAACGTCGAGCCCGACAGCCAGCGCAGTTGCGTTGTTGGTACGATATCCCCACACCGCCATGAGCGTCGAATTCTGGGGTAGAACGGTCGCGCCGCTGTTCGTAATTGTCCCAGTCGAGACGTCGCCGGTGTTGAGGCGGGTTACCTCATAATGGACATTGCTGCTGTTTGGCGGTGAGAAGAGCGCAAGCTCATACGCATCGACATTACGCGTGTTGGATGGAAAGTTCGCGCCAAGGTCGATCGGCACCTGAGCCGAAGAGCCGCCGTAAAACAGCTTGAAATTGGTGTCGGCCGCGCCGTGGCCCATGCAGATCGTGTTCGTAAGCGTCGACGGCTCGACATTCGTCGGTGTCGCGTTGACTCGAAGGCCCATGCACATCCTGGCACCAGACACCGCCGCTGCGTCAGATATCCCGAAACGCAAGATATAGCTGAAGCCGCCCAGATTGGTTGACGAGCTGCCAACTGAGAATTGGTCAGCGTTTATGCGCCACTGCCCGACCGATCCGGCTGTCGCGGCCGTCACATAGCCAAGACGGCGCAATCGCGTGAAAAGGTTGGTAGCCGCCACGTTGCGCGCGGTCGCAGTGAAACCGGTAACCGTCGGTGCGGTAAAGCCGAACACACCGGGAGCCGTCGTCGCGTTGCCCGGCGGGTTCCAATAGCCGACCTTGTTACGCGCCAGAAGCGGCTGCAAAGTGCTGTCCAGCCCGCTCGGTCCGACAAAGGCAGGCATAAGGCGATTGGCGATCTGCCGTGAAAACAGCTTCATAGAGCCCGCATCGGACGGCGTCGGCGTGCTGTTCTCGGGCAGCACCAGCGATCCATTGTCGGTTACCGACACCGCGCTGGCCTGCAGAAGCTTGCCTGTGGTGCCGTCAAAGCGCGCAAGAGCGGTATCGGTCGATGAAGCCGGACCCACAACATCGCCCGACCCGCCACCGCCGCTCGCTGGCGTCGCCCAGGTGCCGTCGCCGCGCCAGAATGTCGATGCACTTGCGCCGTTACCGGAGTTCAGCCGCGCAACCGCCAGATTGCCCGAAAGGTCCGCCGCGCTGCCCGACGTAGCCACGCTCGCAAGCCCGGTGATCGTCGCCGCCGCCTGCGTGCCGGTATGCGTCGCGCGATCGCGCAAAGCCGCATCGGTGGCGTTCGCGGTCGCACCGGTGGCAATGCCGTCGAGCTTCGTCTTGTCGGCGGCCGACATAACGCCTTTGACCGATGTCGTTGCAACATCCAGCAGGCTGGTTGCCTGCGTCGCCGTCATATCCTCGGGGGCACCCGTTGCGGCCGTGATCCGGCCCTTGAACGTCGCGGTCGGGACGGTGCCGAGCTTTGCATTGCTGACCACGCCTGCATCGATCGTCCAGATCGCGCCGCTGGCCGTGACGCTGATATCGCCCTTGTCGCCATCGGACACCCCGCCGCCACCGCTGACGGCTGTCGTCGACACGGCCGTCACCAGCCCCTTGGCGTTGACCGTGATGACGGGGACAAGCGTCGCCGAACCGAAGCTACCGACATTGGAGTTCACCGTCGCCAGCGTCAGCGGGATCGACGCGTTGGCGCTGCCGTTGAACGCGGCGCTGGCGCCGGTGCCGTCGCCTGTCAGGCTGAATGTCCGCCCGGTGGTCAGCGTCGCTGCGCTGCCCGTCGTGTTCTGGTTAAGCGTCGGAATATCGCCCGCCACGACCGCGCTCGACGCGGTGACCAGCCCTTTGCTGTTGACCGTGATCTTGCGCAGCACGTCGGTTTGCGGCGCGGCGTTGACCGTCGCCAGCGTCGCAGTGATCGGACCGGTGCCGGTTCCCGACACATCGCCGGAAAGCGTGATCGTCTGGTCGCCGCTATTGCTGCCGGTGATGGCGTCGAGCTTCGTCTTGTCGGCACCCGACATGAAACCCGCACTTCCACCCGCGACGACATTGGCATGCGCCGTCCCGCCGCTGCCGACATGCCCGATCGCCGCATAGGCGACATTACCCTCGGTTGGCGTCAAATAGCCCGGATGCGGGTCTGCGGCGGCGCTGTGTGTCGTCAATTCGGCATCGTCTGCCTTGCCGTCCAGCGCCGCCTGCAGGCCGCTGGTCGCGGCAATCGGCTGCGTTCCGGTATGCGTGCTGCGATCGCGCAGCTGCGCGTCGGTCGAGTTCGCGGTCGCGCCGGTAGCGATGCCATCGAGCTTTGCTTTGTCAGCCGGCGAAATGCCACCATTCGCGGGTGGCAGCGCGCCCTTGACCTGCGTCGTCAGGTCGATTTTGGTTTGCGCAAGCGCCACCGATGACGCCAGCAACGCTGCCGCCAGGATAATCCCCGATTTTCTCATTTTCATTCCCGACTATAGGATGCCGAAAGCACGTCGTCCGCCGCTGGCCCGTCGCGCAAAAAGGTGATGGTCGCACCCGACAGTGTGAAGTCGATGTCGACGGTTTGCACCATCCCGTTCCACGCCAGCACCAGCCATGTCGGCGCATGCGCCAGCGTGAACACCCGGTTGACGCCGTTTTTCGTGCCCGTGGGTATTTCGCCATCGATCCACTCGACGCCGCCACCCGCTGCGCCCGGCGGCCCCACCACTGCCGCCAGCACGGTTTCCGGACTGGCGGCCACCGCTGCGATCATTTCATCGGTCGGCCCGCGCCAGCGCAGGATGATCGGCGGGTCCGGTTGACGCCATTGCAAAACCAGCGTCATCAGGCGGGCTCCAAAATCTTGATTGTCACAAAGTCGGTGACGATGACCCCGCCGCCAACGGTCAATTGCGCCTCCGCCCCATGATATCCGAGCTCGAGATCGGCGGAGGCGGCGGCCGCCAGCGTCATGTTCCAGCCCGCCGGAATATCACCTGCCGCCGCTCGGGCTGCGACCGTCATAGCAACCGCCACAGATCCTGCACGAAACCCGGTCCGGTTCATATCGAGACGACGGATTCGCGCGGTGATGGCGCTGACCGTGGCAACGTCGCCTTGCACAGCATCAAGCGCGAGCGAAAACGTCTCGCCACGCTGGAAATTGAAAATTGTCATATTGTTCCCCGTTATCTTCCTGCGAAGAAATGCCAGATGCCATAGGCGGCGCTGCCGATAACTCCGAAGAACCCGGTGCCCGCGATCCATTTGCCAAGCTTGAAGGCTCCTGCCCTCTCGTCATGGTCTGTCGTCAGGTCGGCGACGCGCTCGGGCAGGTCTTCCAGCTTCGCGATCGCCAGCGTCAGCCGGTCGAGCTTTTCGTTTGCTGCCTTCATCCCGATTTTGAGGTCGCGTATCTCCCGATCACGATGCTTGCTGGCTTCCTTGATCGCGGCGACGTCGGCCTGCAGATTGTCGCTCACCGTGGCGCTCCTTCCAGGGCCGCCAATCGCTCGGCCAAGCGCGCCAGTTCACGCCGCTGCCACGCGGCCTCAACTGCTTGGCATTCTTCATATCGAAGCCCCCATCGGTCCCCGGCTTTCAACGTCACCCGCGTTTCGCCAGTGTCGATTATTTCCCCATCGACTTCCTCAGAAATAGATGCACGCTGCTCTTCCCATGCATCGTAGCAGCAAAGGCCGATTTCAAACGCGTCCAGATCGCGCGCGGCAAAAGCGGCATGAACCTGCTGCGCGACAAGGCCAACATGCCATCGCTTGCCGTCGACCATCTTGAAGCGCGACCATTGCACGCCTGCCCAGGCATCGAGCCATGCGTCGGGAATTTCGCCAATGTCGGTTTTTTCCCGCTCATCGGACGTGTTGATGGCACCAGTTCCAGCGTACAATGTACGCGCACGCTTCGATGCGCTACCGATATCCTGAACATTATCCTGCCCAGGCAAAAAATGCCCCGTGAAGCCAATCGACCATAGCGTGCCGAACGCGAGCGACGTGAAGCGGTAGCCGACATTTGACGCCTGGCTTCCGTAGAAATCCAAGAAGCCGTCTGCGGTATTTCGTCCGAATTGATAATATTCTGCGCCTGACGTGCGCACCTTGATCTGCCCGCCCGATGGGCCCTGCACATCGAGCGGGGCTTCAGGCGCATTATGCCCTATTGCAACTTGTCCGCTTACATCCTTCGTCACTATGTCGCTTGCCCGGACGCGAACATCGTCCTCCGACCCGGCTGCGCCCGTATGGCCGATGAGAAAAGTGTCTGCCGATAACCTCTCGGCTACCGTCGCAATATTATAGGCCGTGCTTTCACTCATTGTTCAATCGCCTTTCCAGTTCCTCGATTTTCGCCGCCAGCGGTTCGATCATCGCGCGCATGGCGGGCAGTATCTCGCTGTCGAGCATCTCGGCGCGCGACATCGCGGCCAGATCGGCCTCGCGCGCCTGCACCGCCCGTGCTTCGACCTTGGCCGGATCATCGACCATCCGCCGCGCGCCCTTGTCGAAGATCTGCGTGGCCAGATCGGGCCGTCCCGGAACCGCAAAGGTGCGCATGACATTGCTCGCCCCGCCGCGCGTCAGGCCGGGGTGGCAGCCATTGGTGCGCACCGCCTGGATGACCTTGCCGCGCGCATCGAGGACGATCCACCAGCCATCGCTTTCGCGCTGTTCCCGTTTGGCCACCGCCTCGGGCGTGTGGGCATAGCGGCGCGTCATGGCTTGGCCTCGAAGGTTATCTCGCCAAAGAGTGTGATTGTCTGGCCGGTCGCCGAGATGACGAAAACGGTGCGGACATAATAGGTGCCTGCTGAAGGCGTGACGTTCTGGGCCAGATTGACCGACCCCGGCACCTCGTCATACCATTCCTCGCCGATATAGCGCCCCGCAACAGCGCCCGATCCGGTGATGGCGCTGCCAAAATCGGTCCAGCTCGAACCGTCCGACGAATACTGATTTTTGAATGTGCCGGACCTGTTGCCGCCGCTCACGCCATAGCTGACCCCGCCAGATACATAGAGTTTTTCGCCCGATGCCACCACGAGTTGCGGCGCTGCGGCGCTATGTGCGATGGCATAGGTCGTTGTCGATTGGCTCTGATCTGCAGTCCGCGTGGCAATCTTGTTGCTGCTCGTCGGCGGGCCGCTCAGGGCTTTGGTCAGCGTGCAGTCATGCTTGCCCACAACTGTGCCGTTATAGCTGATTGTCAAGCGCCACTGGATAACGGAAGAGCCTGAATTGAAGGCCGAGGGCGTAACATCGCCCTTGCTCGACCCGCTCGACGATAGCGATATCGTCCCGCCATCCGCCCCGCTGCTGCCATCGCTCAGCTTGGTCGCGGTGTAAGTGACCAGCGTGTCCGACTTGATCGACGCCCCGTTGCGCAGCACCGATGGCGCAAATGTCGGATAAGCCCCCGTCACCGCGCCGGTATAGTCGGCGGCGATGGTCTTGTTGGCGCCACCCACGATATCGGTCGATATCTGCTTGGCCAGTGTCATCGCCTCGATGATCGCGGTGGTCAGCGCGGCGAGCGCATCGCGATAGGCATTCAGCGTCGCGTCATAACTGCCCCGCGCCACCGGGCTGTCGGAGCTCACATCGTTCCAGGCGGGCGACAGCGCATTGCGCAGCGACAGCCATGCCGTGCGCGCCGCTGCCGCCGCGCTCGTCGAAACCCCGGCAACCGCCGCCGAGGCGATCAGCGTCGTGTAGCTGCCTTCGAGCGTCGCATCTTCAGGGATCAGCGTGCTGACCTTTTCGCTGATGTCGATCACGCCGTCATCGTCGATCGCGACCAGCCTGTTGATCGCATCGGTCGCATCTTCCTGCGCCGCGTCCGCCGCCGCTTGCGCGTTCGACGCATCGACCAAAGATTGCTCAACTCCCACATCGCGCACCCGCGAATAGCCGCTGCTGGTGATCGGCACCCCGCGAAACAGGATCGGATCGCCCCGGTGCAGAATCGTCTGCCCGCTGAACTGGTGGCCGATATCGTCGATATCGTACCAGATATGGCCTTCGACCGGCGCGACAGGCCGGATGGTCGGCGTGCGCGACGTCACCGGCATCGCCAGGCTGATCGCCAGGGTGTCGAGCGTTTCGGGCGGCACCAGCACCGATGCCGGCGGCGCGCCGCTGGTTGCCGCAAGCGCAAAGGCATGCTTGGCGTCGGTTTCGGAAATGACGGTCAGCTCGCCGCTGCCATCCTCCATTGTCCGGCGCTTGCCGATGATCTTGACCTTTTGGGCAGCCAGCCCGATCGGCGGCAGCTGCGCGGTCAGGAAGGTTCCGACCGGATAGGTCAGCAGACGAGCCTTCACCGGAATGACAATCGGCCCCAGTTCGCGGCTGTTCGCCATCTTGTACGCCGCCAGCTGCGCCGCCTGATTCTTGGCGGTCACCATCTGGAACGGGAACTGATCGGCCTTTTCCTCGCCGTCAGCCGCCAGCGCTGCGGTATCGACGATCTTGTCGGTAGGAACCGGCTCCCAACGGTGGGCGGGGCTGGTATAGACGCCCTGCACCGTGTTGAGCCGGCTCGCATAGCCCTGCGTCACCGGCAGGCTGATTTCGCCGTCGGCAAGGTCGTGGATCGTGATCGTATCGACCGACACACCCGCCGCGTTGAAATCGAAACGCAGACGCGCCCCCGGCACCGGCACGCCGCCGCCTGCCTCGCAAATCAGCTTCAGATTGTTCCACTTGTCGCCGGGCTCGTAAATCGACCCGTTGGCTTCCCAGCCATTGGCGTCGCACAGATTGGCAAAGGCAACCGCGCTGGCGATATCGACGCCGAATTCGCCCAGATCGACGCCGAAAACTTTTTTCCCATTCTGGTAGCGGCCATAGGCGTAGGTCAGCGCGTGCAGCGCGGGGTTTTTGGTGAAGGTCCAGGTCGCTTCATTGTCGATCCGCTGCGTTCCCGCGCCGCCGGGGCGTGTCGAATCGAAACGCGGATCGTAAGCGCGCACGCCGTCGGCGATCACCCCGAACTGCGGCACGCCCGCCTGCCACACCTTGCCCTTCTTGTCGAATTTCAGCGTGTATTTGATGCCGAAGAAACCCGACAGCTTGTGCGCCGCCGACCATCCCGGCTCGCCCGCAAACTGCGCCGCCAGCGCGCGGGGCGCGGGGCCGGTGCCGTCGAGCCAGTCGCGCCACAGGAAACCCGAATAATAGCCGGTGGCGGCGGTGCCGGAAAAGCCGACGTTGGCAAAATCCGCCTGCACCGCGACCAGCGCGTGGATCGGGCCGCAGCCCGAATAGACCATCGTCATCGCGCGATAGGGATTGTCGACATCCGAAACCACGCCGCCATAGCCGACATCGTGGATCAACGCCCCGCCGCTGTAACTTCGCCCGATCATGTACGGAATGGGCTGATTGGCCCCGACCGTGATGTTGGTCACCTGCCCCACCGCGCGCGGCGGTTTTGCGGTAATCTGCGCCAGCGTGCCGGTCACCGCCGACACCGCGCCCGCAATTAGGGCAATCTTTTGGCCAATCACGGGTACAAACTGCGCCACGCTAGCGACCACGCCAGCGACCTTCGACACGACTTTGAGGAATTTGCTCATGATTTGCCCTGAAACTCGACACGCCACGCGCGCTGCACCCCGTCAGGGTCGATTGCGAAATTGACTATCTGGGCATGCCCTTCGGACCATCCGAACAGCAATTGTCCCGAATGGATGCCCAGGCTATCGAACGGCTTCCCCGCCCCTGCCAGCACGTCGCCGGGCAGCATGAAAGCAGGCGGAATCGGTTGCAGGTACCGCCCGACCAGTTCGATCAGGCTGGCCGCCCCCTGCGCCGCCAGCGCCTTCCTTGCCCCCGCCACACCGCGATAGGCGGGCAGCGGCGGCAGCGTGTAGCCAAAGCCCGACAGATGCGCGTGCACCATCATCAGGCAATCGGCCCTGCCATAGCCAAAGGCCCGGCGCTCGAACGCGTCACGCGTCGCCTGCGTCACCACACAGCGGTCATAGTAATTATTCTGCATCAGAACTCGCGCGGCAGGAAAAGCCCGCCGTCCATTCCCGAACCGTCCCCAAATCCGCCGCCGCCACCATAACCGCCGCCCCAGTTGGTCGGCCCTGCCGTACCGCGCGGCGGGCTCTTGACCCCCCACGGCACCGCCATCTCGATTCCGGTCGCATTATCGAACCCGTTCTCGCCCAGCCAGATGCTGGTGTGGAACGCGCGCGACAGCGTGTTGCCCTCGCGCAGCAGGAACAGTTTGTCGCTCCGGCCCACGACGGTGAAATCGACCGCCCGGGCATTCTTGCCCATGCGCAGCGTCGGCACGTCGATGATGCCATCGAATACCAGGTCGGGCGTTCCAGTGACCAGCCCCGTCGCCGCAACAATCTCCGCCAGATGGCAGAATATCCGCGCGCCCTGAAACGCCGGGTTGGCGACCGTCACCGCATGCGCATCCTGCTCCGGGTGGAATGTCACCTGCCAGGCGGGCAGCTCGTCGGCTATTCCTTCCTCGATCTCCGCCATCGCCGCGACCACGCCGAACGCGGCATCGACCCCGTCGTACAGCGTCGCACCCCATTTGACCGCTGCACAATCGCTCAACCGTACCGTGCCGGTCGGCAACTGCATCTCGATCAGGCCCGCAAGCCAGATGACATCGTCGCCCAAAGCCATGCCGGTTACCGCAATTCGCTGATCGTGAAGCCCATGCCCTGCGCCAGACGCGCTTCGGTGAACGGCAGGTGCGGGTCGTCGAGCTCTACGCTGCCCTCGATCACCGGCGCGGCGATTTCCACCGGGTCATTGTCCGAAGGCGAGGCGCGCAGCGGCAGCGCAAGCAGGATCGATCCTGCACCAGCACCGTTCAGCGCACCGTCCTGTGCCAGCGGATAGAGATATTTGCGGCCGCCCGTGGTGATCGACACGCATTGCCCAGCCTTGTAGGCATAGCCCCCAGCCCCGCCGTCGATCGCCAGCGTCTGCCCGACCTGTCCCGCCCCGTTGACCAAAGGCGCGCCCGGCGCGCCCACAACCAGCCCGACCTGACGCAGTGTCATCCGCCCGCCTTCGAACAGCGCAGCGGTCAGCGCGGCAAACCAGCGGCGGGCGGTATCCCCCTGCATCGGCGGCAATTGCACCGGCAACTGGCATCGCGCGCCGGGCCGGTTCACGATCTGCGACCCACCGCCCAGCGTGCTGTCGATCACGCCCCCTGCGTGGATGATGCGCAGGTCGCTGGTCACCGGCCCCGGCGTGGCTGGAAAGGTGATCATGCCAACCGCCGCGACCCGCGTCGCATCATGTCATGCTGCGCCAGATTGGCGCCCATCCTTGCCGCAGCCGGTGCCGCCGCCGCGACTACGCGGCCCGCCTGGCTTTGCACCCGCGCGTCGAAATAATCGTTCGCCTGCACCATCACGCGCACCAGGCCGCCCGAGGCGCCGCCGTCATTTTCCGGCCTGATCGACAGCGTTTCGCCCCGCGATGCGCGCAGCAAGGGTCGCCCGTTCAGCGAGATCATGTTGCGGTCGATGCCGCCAAATCCGCCCAGCTTCATCGCCCCGCCATGCGCAAAGCCGGGAGGCGCACTACCTCCTGTGCCGCCCGTCCCGCCCATGCCGGGAAAGGACAAAGGCCCGATCTTGAACCCGCCCGTCGCCTGCCCGATGCTCGACAACAGGCCCAGCACACTGTCGACGATGCTGAAGAAATCGCCATCCTTGAACGATTTGACCAGATTGCCGAAATATCCACTGATGTCGCGCGCCATGTCGGCAAAACTGTCGGCAAAGGCGTCGTTCATTTTCTGCGCGCGGCGCACGCCGTCCTGCCAGGTGTCGAGATAATCCTCGATCTGGTCTTCGGCGCTGGCAAAGACCTCGTCTTCATTATCGGGCGTAACTGTTTGCGTTGCCTCGTCTTTCGTATCCAGCCTGTCCTGATACTGCCCGAACAACCGCCGCTTTGCCGCAAGCTTTGCGGTATCGTCGAGGTTCGATGCCGTGATCTTGGCGATCTTGTCATTATATTCGGCCAGCGCGGCAAGCTCGGGGAACAATTCGTTCAGCGTCGCCTTGATATCCGCCGCCATCTGCCGGTGCGCTTCCGCCGTTTTGGTCGTCGCCTTCTGCGCCGGATCGACCATCACCTTGTCGAGCCGCGCCATTTCTGTCGCGATGCCATCGACCATATCGGGGATGTAGCTATGCCCGACGACCGCGTCGTACAGGCCGAAGAACATCTTCTTCACCCGCTCGATCTTCGCCTCGGCAGCATCCCACACCTTGCCCAATGTGCCGGTAACCCACTGCCGGATGCTCGTGACCATGTTGGCGATGTAGGCCGCCGATTCGGTCGCAAAACTGGCGATCCGGCTTTTGACGCTGGCATAGGTTTCGGCAATCCGCGTCCAGAGCAGCTTGTTCTCGCCCTCGTGCTTTTCGAGATCGGCGTACATCGTGTTCCACCAGTCGCGCGCGCGACTGACAAAATCTGCGACACTACCGATCGCAACCTGCAACTGGATTTTCAGGTTGGCGACGAATGTTTCGTAAGCCTTGATCCCTTCGATATTCTCTCCTGCCAGCTTGGCGTTCATCGCCTCGATCTGCAGGTTCATCTTTGCCAGTTCGTCAGCGCCCTTATCGGCTGCGGCGATGACGTCATCGGTCAGCACGATGCCAAGACGCTCCGCCTCGGCGCGGTATCCGGCAATGCCCCGAGATCCTTCGGCAAAAAGCGGCAGCAGCGTCGATGCCGATTTACCGAGCAATTGGTTGGCCATTGCCGCGCGTTCGGCGGGCGAGGGCAGCTTGTTCAAGCCATCGGCGATTTCGGGAATGAGATCGCCGAAGTCGCGCACATTTCCCTTCGCGTCGCGGATACTGACGCCGATGGCGGCATAGGCTGCCGCGATCTGCTTGTTGCCGGTCGCGGCCTGCCCCAGACGGCGCGTACCCATCTGCAGCGCCTTGTCCATTTCATCCTGCGCAATGCCTGTCTGTGTCGCGGCAAAGCGATATTCCTGCAACGCGCGTGTAGAAACGCCGAGCTGTGTCGCCTGCTCGCCGATGCTGCTGGCGACTTCCAGACCCCGTTTCGACATTTCCGAAAACTGATTAAGAACGCCTGCACCGATCAGCCCGACAAACGCGCCTTTGATGACGGCAGCACCTGCCGACATCGATTTCTGGAAAGCCGTCACGTCCTTTTGCGCCCGTTTTGTGCCGCGCGTGAACTCTGCGGAATCAAGCCCAAGGGTGACACGCAGCGCGCCAATAATCGATGAAGACATGGATTACCCCCCGTCGCCCTGCGTGCCACCACCCTGCCCCAGCGCGTGGCGCCAGAGCTGGATATTATGCGCCATCATCGTGGCGCTCATTGCCTTGCCCGACCGCGCACCTTCGCGCCCGGTCAGTTTTTCGAATGTCGGAAAGCTCTTTTCCCGCTGCGTCCGTCCGATCATCAGCGCCAGCGTGGCGCTACGGTCGAGATAGGCCTGATAGGCCAGCAGCACGATACGCGGGGTGACTGTCCAGAAAAGGTGATAATCGCCGCCGGCCTCCAGCCAGCGCCCGATCAGTCTTTCCCAGTTCCAGATTTCCTCTTCGCTGGCGGCCGCTTCGCCGCCTTCGCTAAAGGGCGGGAGGCATCCTTTTTCCCGGTCGGCAGCGCCGCGCCCAGCGTTGCCGACATCTGCGCAAAGACCGCGGGGTCCGCCGCCATCTGCATCGCGGTTTCAAGATCGATGTCGGGATGATGCTGGCCCAGCATCGCCTGCACCAGATAGGCGAGTTCGGAGAATTTGGGCAGCTCGCCGATCGCCTGCACGCGGTCGAGATGCAGCATGACATAGGCGAAACTGCGGTCTGCGGCGCGTTCGTACCGCACGATCGTCATGTGATCGGCAATCGCGGTATAGCTTGCGCCGTCGAACTCGAATGTGACCGTCGGTACCAGCGGGGGGGACTGGTCGGTCATCAGGCAGAAACGCCCTGCGTCACCGCGCCGGTGATCTTGACAGTGAAGCTCGCGGTCTGCTTGCCGTCCACTTCCATTTCGTCGGGTGCGTAGGCGGTGACATAGCCCTGGAAGCTGATGTCGTAGGTTCCGGTCGCCGCTTTCAGCACGCATTTGCAGTTCATCAGCGTGCCGCCCGTCATCGCCGCCAGCATCGCCGCATCGCCCGCCGAACCGACGATATAATGGACCTGCCCGGAAATCTCGCCCGCGTCATACACGCCTTCGATGATGAACTCGCGCGCCTGACTGGGGCTGTCATGCGTGGTCGCATCGATCGTACCGCGCTCCCATTGCGGCGGCTGCACACTCAAAAGCTCGGCGATCTTATGCGTTGCCGTAACGATGGCCGTCGGCGCGGCGACCATGCAGAATATTGCGCCGAGCGCTGTTTTTGCAGCAACGGTCATTACTTTGTCCTTTCGTTAAAGGGCTTCGTGGAAAAACTGGAAATCGGCGCTGACCCGGAAAATCCGGGTGCCATCGGTCAAATCTTCGGGCGGCATGTCGCGCTGCGTATCGAGCGCTGCCGGATGAAATCGCGTCCCAGCGACATCGACATGCGGCATGGTTTCGAGTTCGGCGCGCCAGACGAGGAACAGCGCGCGCAGCTGATCGGGGCTCTCGCCGTAAAAATCCATCTGCACCCGCGCGCGGTCGAGCCCGTCGGGGCCGCCATGCGTCCACTCCCGCCCCGGCGACACCAAAGTCAGCACCATCGCCGGAAATTCGGGCGTGCAAAGCCGGGGCCGTTCGAACCATGCGATCCGCCCGCCCAGCGGCGACAGTCCCGCGACCGCGTTCGCACGCGTCAACAGGTCGGCTTCCATCGTCATTGTCTATCCCCGCGCCCGCCGCATTGCCTGCCGTCCGGCGGACTTGCCGACCTCGGCCCACATTTCATCGCCGATGCGACTAAGGGCGGTTTCATTCCCCTCGCTATCCCAAGCAGGGCGCATGAATGGCTGCGCTGGCGTGTCGTGCGTACCGAATTCCTGAAGCCGCCCAACACGGTCGCGCGTCCCGACGTGAACCTCGACCTCCGCTTTGCCCAACTTCCGGTTTTTTGCTGCCTGCCGTTTTGAAAGCCGAGTGCCGATATTTATGTGAGACTTAAGCGAGCCTTTGACGCGGATAATCTCACGCTTCGCTCCCTTCTTTCCGACTTTCCGAATATCGGAACCTTCGGATCGCATCGGCGCTAAGGACTCTGCTTTCGCCGCAATCGGTGCCGCCGCTTTCTTAAGCGCCCGAACCGATGTCGATTTTCTTGTCGCCGCTTTTTCCAGTTCCGACAGCGCCTTTTCCAGTTCCCTGCCCCCCAGAAACTTGAACTTGGTTATCGACATCGCCCTGTTCCTTCGCCCGCTTGACCCAGCCCTGCGCAACCAGCGCGTCGGCCGTGGCGGCCGAAACGACATATTCGTCGCCCTTCGCCTTTTCCCGCGTGTCGCCATAATCGTTGCTGTGCGCCCGCCGCGCCGTGACCCGAACCTGTTCCATCATTCACTCCTGACCGTTGCGGTAAATTCGATTTCATGCCCCTGCGCACCGACCTGCGATATTGCCGAAATTCCCCACTGCACGCCTTCGAAGACGATCCGGTCGCGTCGTGTGACACTTCGCAGTGAGGTGTTCGACAGACAGCGAAACATTGCCGTCTGCACGCCCCCCGCTGCAGCAGCCTCGCGCCGCTCCGATCCGTTACCGAACAGCACCATCGCCCACGCACGGGTCAAAGGCACAAAACTCTCTGTCTCTACCCCCGACCCGGCCTCAGTCGAAACTACCGATCGCAAGAACGCGATCTGGCGGTCACGCCGACCCGCCGGCGTCGTCATTACAGCCGCACCGGACGATAGGGCCCGCACAGCTGCCGGACGCCAAAAGGTATCTCCACAGGCCCAGACCCGAAGGTCACCGCCTCGCGGTTCATGTACAGATGCCCGAGCATCAACTTCGCCGCTGCCAGCAACGACGCGGGAATCGGCAGTGCAGGATCGCTGTAACCGGCAGTAAAGGTGATTTCCGCAACGCCGTCGCCATCCGCCATTTCTGGCAAGGCCATGCCGGTCTTGACTTCAACGCGATCAGCCATGGCCACACGCAAGGTATCAGCAGCGACCAGGCTCTGCTGTGCACCGTCCGCGTCAAGATAGGTCACCGCCGAAATCGCGGTAACCGGCCCCATGCCCATTTCCATCGCCTCGGCAAGCCGCCCGCGCCATTTGAACGCACGCGAAACCAGCGCCTTTTCGGCATATTGTTCGATCATGTCCACCGCCGCGTCACGAAAGGCAGTGATCAATTCGTCGCTGTCGTCATCCAGCACCCGCAAATGCGCCTTCGCCATGTCCAGCGGTAGCACCGCGTCACCGTCCAATGCGGTGATGTTGACAAGCGACTGGCGCATTGCGGGTGTCGGCTAACCGTCGCTATCAGGCGACGGGTGCGATGTTCGGATGACCGCGCACGACGACAATGCCGGCAGCGATTGAAGTACCGCCATTCTTGGTGGTCACCGTGCGAATATACCGTTTTGCGCCGGTGTAGCCGACGCGATAAACGCTGTCCGCCGCCAGCGAGGCAGGGAATGCGCCATTCAGGTTTTCGGCAGCGACGTCGGTGAAATCCCCTGAAGTCGTGGTGTCCGATTCCTGAATTTTGGTTGTGAAATCACCAGCGCCTACAATCGCGCCGGTGTTGACGATGACTTCGGCAGAATTGAAGCCCTGAAGGTCGATGGCCGCCGACGTCGCCGTGGCGGCAACCACCACCGCGCCAAGCGCAGCGACAGGGCTGATGTTGGAATGAAGGTCTTTCATTTTCATGTCCTTTTTGAGTGGATTTCAGGCTCCCCGCCCCGCTGGCGGACCCGTAGAACGGCGCCAGACTTGTCCGGCGCCGTCCGCTATTTCGGTGTGTCGATCAGGTCGAACACTTCAGCAGCTTGATCGCCTCGAAATTGACGATGCCGCCACCGACGCGCTTGGTCGTGTAGAACTGCACATACGGCTTGTTGGTGTACGGATCGCGCAGGACGCGGATGCCGATACGGTCGGTGATCAGGTAACCACGCTGGAAGTTACCGAATGCGACCGGAAACGCATTTGCGCCCAATGCGGGCATGTTGTCGTCGGTCTCGATCGGCTTGCCGAGCAGTGTTGCCGGGCCATCCGTCGTGGGCGGCTGCCAAAGGAAGGTGCCGTCGCCATCCTTGAACTTGCGGATCGTGCCCATCACCGGATCGGAGGTGACGAAGCTTGCGCCTGCGCGATATCCCGATTTCAGCGAATAGTACAAATCGACAAGCGCGTCCGCCGGGCTGGCGGTCGTGGTCGGCGTCAGGAACGTGGCAGCTGCGCCAGTGACGACGAACCCGGTCTTGCCCCAGGCATAACTTGCATTGGCGACCTTGTCGTACTGCAGGATGCCGCGGGGCTTGTTGACACCATCGCCGTTGATGAACGCAGCCCCTTCCTGTTCGGCAAACTCGATCGCGACTTCTTCGGCCAGCCATGCTGCGATATCGACAGCTGCATCATCCAGCATCTGCTGCGTCGCGGCAGGGTTTGCATAGATTTCACCGCTGTTGATCACGATCTTCGCCAGCGTCGGCCCATCGGTTTCAGGACGTGCCTGCTTTTCCCCGACCCAGCCAGAGGCTGCACCGCCGAGGTTGACAATCTTGGCATATTCACCTGCCGAAATCGATACGACCCGCGACAAGGCGCGCATCGCCGAAACAGTTTCCAGAACCCGGTCAATCGTCGTTTCTGTCTGCGTTGGCACGATGTAACCGCCATCCGGATCGGAATCCGTGGTCAACGCTGCCTTGACCTGCAGGTCAGACAAGTCCGCTTCCACGCCTTTGCGGAAAAACCGGTCGAATGCAGCGGCGTGTGCGGCCTTCGCAGGGTCTGGCGCATCGCCACCCCCTCCAATGCGCAACGCATCAATGGTGGCTTTGGCTTCGTTCACCACTTTGGTCAACTCGCTGATTTCCGCGTTAATGCGGTCGACCTTTTCGGTCTGCACATAATCGCCCAGACCTTTTTTCAGGTCGTCGAGTTCCTTCGTACGTTCAGCTTTGAACTCTTCGAAGGTCTTGTTGAGCTCGGCAAGAACGCCAGGCAGAGTGTTGGCATCGGCGCGCACGCCCATGATCCCGCGCGCGCGCAGGTTAAGCTTTGCATGTTTCATGTTGGTTTCCTTAACTTTTCATCGTTTCGATAAGCTGCCGGATGGCTGCCTCGGTGGTGCCTGCATCACGCGCGGCGGGTGGGGCTGCATCACGCGCGCCCGAAATCGATGCGATCATCTGCGTGCGATCGCTGCGGGAAAATCCCGCTCTGGCCAAGGCCGCCTCGGTCTGGCGGCGGGCCATCAAACCCTTGTCCATTGAATTCGATGGTTCGTCCGGTGCCTTCAGGCTTTCGGAAACGCTGTCGGCAAAGCCGTGCTTGATCGCATCGCTCGGCCCCATGAATGTTTCGGCATCCATCATCTTGACGATGTCGGAGCGCTTCGCATCGCTGCGTGCCTCGTAGATGTCGACCAGTGCGGCATCGAAACTGTCGAACAGATCGGCCGCCTCGCGCATGTCGTTGCGGTTGCCCATCACCACGCCCCAGGCGTTGTGGATCATCAGGAAAGTGCCGAGGCCCATGATGATTTCGTCACCGGCCATCGCAATGATCGATGCCGCGCTGGCCGCAATCCCCATGACATTGACGGTGACCTTCGCAGGATGCTCGCGCAGCAGATTGTAGATCGCGATGCCCTCGAACATATCGCCGCCCGGCGAATTGATGTTCACGACAACATCGGCCTTGCCGATCGTGCGCAGCGCGCCGGACATCCTTTTCGCGGTAAATCCGCCGCCGGTCCACCAGTCTTCGCCGATCACTTCATAAATCGAGATCGTGTTGGCATCTTCGCCCGACGCCGCCATCGGCGCTTCAGCCCATTTCGCCAAAACGTCGCTCGGCGCATCCCACTGGAAATTCGAAGGGCGTGGAAAGCTTTTCGCCTCCGGCAGTTTACGGATTGTCATCGGTCTGCAGTCCTTTGCTGTCCGCCGTCATATTCGGCGGCGGATAGTAGATATCGCCGTCGGCACGCGGGTTTTCGTCTTCGAGTTCGAGCACCTTGTTCGGGCTGTAGACGCCCCACTGCAGCCCCTTCGCGTAAGACTCCCAGCGCGCCTTAAGGTCGCCCTTCACCAGCGCATTGCGGTTGAACTTCGCGTAAAGGTCTGCGTCGCGGGTTTCGTGGAGGCAATCGGCGGTGACCGCCTCTTCCCACATCGTCAGATGGTCTTCCAGCGTATACGTGACGTACCCCTGCCCCTGTGAATCGATGCCGGTGCCCCAGCTGGTCGACTTGTCGGTTTCCCCGAGCATGTGCGGCGGAACGCCGTAATACATGGCGATGTCGGTGTTCGAAAGCTTGCGGCTCTCGATCCACTGCGCATCGTGACTGTTCATTGCGATCGGCGCCCAGTCCATCCCGTCTTCCAGGATTAAGGTAGTCGCCTCGCGGTCACCGCCGCTGCGGAAATCTTCCATATCGGCACGCAGCCGTTCATATGCTTCGTTTGACAGCGTTTTACTGTGCTTCAGCACCCCACCGACGCGTGCGCCGTTGTTAAAAACAGCCCGTCCGTGGTCCTGCTGCGCCAGCGCAAGCCCGATGGACTCGCGGGCATAGGTGATCGGCGAAACGCCGGTGTAGCCGTTCAGGGTAAAAAGGAACAGATGCAGGATTTCGTCCTGCTTGAATTCGACGCGGCTCCCATTTTTGCGGGTCCAGATATGCTTGATGCTGTTGTCTTCCAACTGCACGGTCTCGACCCGGTCGGGATGCAGTGGCAGCAACGCCTGAACATCGCCCCGCGCATCGCGGGATTTGAATGCATAGGCGTTTCCGCGCAGCAGGCAGTGCGCCTGCATCATCCGCTTGAACTGCGCTGGCTTCATCCACGCATTCGGGCGGCGGTTTAGCACGCGCCAGATCGTCGTGTCGGTTGCGTTTTCGCGAGTGCGATCATCGACCCTGCGCTTGATCTGCAACGGCAGGTTCGCGACCGAACCCGAAATGATCCGGATGCAGCCATAGGCAACCGAAGACCGCAGCGCATTTCCCGAATTCACCGAAACGCCGCTGCCAATGACGCCACCTGACCGCAAGGCTTCTTCCAGATCCTGCGGTGTACGAATCAACACCCCGCCGCCTGCCGGCGTTGTCGCTGCCCGCGGCAAAGGCATCGGCGTTTCGGCGCGGCCCAGAATGCGGTTCCAGATGCCCATTAATTCAGACCCGGATCATTCCGCGCTGTTCATAAATCGACGCACTGGCCGATGTCGGATTGCGCTCAAGCAACTTCGCCGCGTTGAACATCGCGATCAGCGGGTCGATCTTTGCCTTGCCGGCGGTTTCTTTGGTAATATACACCGCATTTCCCCGCTGTTCGGCCTTAGCATTGCTCACGCACCACTTGTTCATCGCGCTGCCATTGTGGTGCAGCGTGCCGTCCTTCAGTTTCCGTTCCATGCCCCAGACGGCGGAGGAGAGGCGAAAACCTTGAGGCACGCCAACCCATTGCTTGTCGTCCAGGCCCACCTCGGTCAGCGCATCCAGCAAGGCTGATATCGCCTGCGGATCGACACCGATCCATTGTTCGTCGGGAACAATCCCGCTTTCCGCGACCTGTTTGATGATCAGCGCGATCTCGCTGATGTCCTGCGTCGCATCGTCGCACAGCACCAGGTCGCCGCTGGCCGCAAAACCTTCAAAGTCCGAAGCCAGCACTGGGCGCAACTTCAAAACCTCGCGCTGCACCCAAGCCCGCGTCCAGAAAAGCCAGTTTCTGGTAACCTTGTCACGGCCCGCAACGCACACGGCAAACAGATCATCCAGTCCGCCGCCGTCGACGCCGACCACAGCGACCTCGCACCGGGCGAGCAAGGATTCCAGTGTCAGGTCGGGTTCATCCGCGTCCTGCCAGTAATCGGCACCGCGCCACCGGTCGCGACCAAGCCGCATTCCGATCTCGACGTTCAAATGCTTGGCAAGGAACAGCTGCTTGCCTTCGGCACCCTCGCCGACCATTTCCTTTTTCAGTTCATCCGCCAGCCATTTTGCGCTGACCGACTTTCCCATATTCGGGTTAGTCACATAAAAATTCGCTTGGTCGAGATACGCTTCGCTCTCGATCATCGCTTTTGGCCACTCGAACAGCATTCCAAGGCTGGTCGGGTCGTCAATTTCGCCGTCGCGCACCCCCCGAAAATAGTCGAGGTCGCGCTTGAAAACGCCCGTTGGCGGCGCATCGCTATGCGTCGACAGCCGGATAACAAAACCTTCAGGCCGCGATATGAGGCCGCCCGTCGCCTCTTTAAGCATCGCGTCGGCATTTGCCCGCTTCCCGAACAGCCAAAGTTCATCGATCAGAACAAACGACGCCTTCTTCCCCGAAACCACATCCTTGTCGGCGGCGACAACTTTCAATTCCGCCTTTGTGACAAGGTGCCGGATCAGCCGCTGGTTACTGACAATATGCAGCAGCTTCGACAATTCAGGGTCGAGCCTGATCATTTCTGACGCCGGCACAAAGCAGTTGTTCGCTACTTCGATAGTCGGGGCCAGCACCAGCAGCTCGGCATTGTGCCGCCAGTTGCGGACCAGGGCTGTGATCATGATCGCCGCTGCGATCGTCGATTTACCGTTCTTCTTGCTTATAAGCAGGAAAAAATTCTGGATCAGCCTTTGGGCGGACTTTGCGTCATACGCGCCGAAAATGGCGCGCACGAAATCGAATATGAACTCCTCCCCGACTTCACCAAATGTCGGCTGCCCGGCAACATCGGGGATGCGCAGCGACTTGAATATCGCCAGTGCCGCTTCGGCTTCGTCGGGAAACAACGGGTCGAACGGAATAAGCGACCGCCGCTCGACGATACGTTGCTCCCAGTCAGGGCACGCCGTTGACCATTGCATCAGTTAATTCGGGTTGGCCCAGCTGGCGGCGCATATTTGCCGGTCACTGCTGCCGCATCCTCGATCCGTTGGTCCTTCTTGCCCAAAGGCCGTTGCTGCGCTTCTTCGTGTGAACCGCGATTGCTGACATTGTCGGCGAGCAGATCGAGGTCGACCCGATCAAGGTAGCGACCAAATTCCTTGATCGCACCGACGTTGCCTGCCTGCGCCTGTGTCCAAAGCACTTCGATGTGCCGGGCCTTCACCCGCAACAGCGCATCGTCGGCATGCTTGATCTCTGAAAAATAATACTTCCGGAATGTCGGCATGGACAACTTCAACGCAGCAGCCACGCGATCCTTTGTCCAGCCAAGCGCAAATAAAAGCATGATTTTATTGCGATTTTCGTCGGTCGGTTCGTGCGAAGGCCGGCCAGCCATGTCGCGGCGCTCGCGAACCGGCACGCCAAACAGGTCAAAATTCTCCACCATCGAAAAAAAATCCGCGAATGAGAGGGCGGCGGTCAGGAAGGCACGCGGTTTTGTAGACTTTTGCCTACCCCCCGGTCATTCCGTTCGCTTTCACCCCGAGCGCCCGCTTCTTGCGGGCCAGAGATGTCTTTGTGTTGTGGCACCGGATGCACAGCAACTCGATGTTGCATTCATCGAGATCAGCACCACCATCTTTGCGTTCGACGATATGGTCGCCGATCACCCGATAAGATGAACCGCATCGTGCGCAGAAATTGCCGCGCGCCTGCTTGATCATCTTGATCAGCTGCAGCCATTCGCGCGACTGGTAGAACTGCTCGGCCACCTTCGGCTGCATCGCTATCCGAGGAGCGAGCGCGGCAACCCGCGCGCCAAGGCTGGCCAGCTTTCCCATCACCCAACCCCGCACAAACAACCGGCGACGCCGGCATTGCCAGCGCCGCCGAGGATTTCCGTATCGCTAGGGAAGGAGAGGAAAGCCCGATGGCGTGATGCAACCCTTGCGACCCGCACCACGCCCACCGCGCCTGATGTGGATAGCATTTTCAGGCCAAATGTGGACATAAGAAATTTCGACCCCTGCCACAGATACCCTATTGACAGCGTGGCAGACGCCAAACTCCTAGACTTTCGATAACCACTCACCGCGAAGGACAATCCCGCGCACGGTCGACAGCGACACCGCGCCGTTCGAGCTCGACCGCAATCGCCGAGATCGCCCGCCCGTATCGCTTCGACAGCGCGCCCGCACCCTTGGCCAGCCCCATAGGACGCAGCAACAGCGACCAGCGCACCTGCCCGCGCTCCTCGCCGCGCACCGCGCCCAGCTTGCGCGCCACCAGCACGATCAGCTTGGCATCGCTGGCAGAGCCCTCGCCCTTGCCCGACAGCCTTGCACCAGGCCGCACCGGCGCAGGCACCAGCGCCAGCCATCCCACTGTTTCATCCATCCTCGCCCGCTCTGCCCGCGACAGCGGCACACGCACCGGCGGCGGCGCATCCATATCGCCACCACGCGCATCATAATCGCCTGCAACCGCCCGCATCAGATGCCAAGGCCCGTCACCGGCAAAGGGCCAACTGCCCGGCTCGTCCCGCCACGCAAAGCGCATCGCCTCGATAAACCGATCCTCGACCGCATCGAACGTCCAGAAATCCTGTACATCGGCTTCTATCATGGCTTTTCCCTCCACAGAATGGGCTTTTGATCTTTCGAAATACGATGCTTGCCCCGCGCCATCGGATGTTTCGGCGCACCGCTATTCGTTTTGCCCCAGCACCATAAATCAGGCCACGGCGCATCGCCTGTCTGGATCCCTTCAACAACATGCTCGATCCAGTCGTGGTCCCATGCGATGTTGCCCCAACATACGAACACCTGATCGGCGGCTTTTGCCATCGCGACAACGGCAGGCAGGTTTACGATTTGCATTTGGTCGCGCGCCCACCAATCATCAGTCAAGTGCCAATCGGCAATCTTGCGACAAGCAGCAGGGTCAGGTGTGACGAAAGGATAGAGGTTCGCAGCGTCGTAGCCGCCGAAGCCATAAAGCTGAAACCATGCGTTCCACCATAGCGAGGTGGGGTCATCCACCTTCTTTCCGCCTGCATCAGATGGATTGCAGCCGATCACAAGCGCGCGCGGTCCCGGTCCCCAATTGCGGGTCAACTTTATGCGAACGCCATCGCCGTTGAACTCAGCGGACCGATGCATGACAGGAACGCCGAAAAGATCATTATCGCAAACCATCATCCTATTTTCCCTTCAAAAACACCGAGAACCATCACCACCAACTAACCGGCCAAATCCCCGCAAACCCGCATCAATCCGCCATTTTCTCAATTACCGAAGCTCCATTGGAGAAAACCGAAACTACCTCACAAAATCGAAATGGAGAAAACCGCAAAACCAAAAACTACAATTAAAACAATATATTATCTGACTACTACTCTCTCAATTGGAGGAAATGGAGCAATGGAGGTAAAAACACAGGCAATCCCGCACGCACGCGCATGCGCGCACACATGCGGAACGTCACACTTTTTGCCTCCATTGCTCCACACGCGCAGAAAACTGCGGGATAAATCCCTCCAAATGCCCTTTTTGCTTTGCTCCGCGTTTCCTCCAATGGAGCTTCGCGGTCGGCCTACATTCGGCCTTGACAGATGCCAGACCCACGTCATTCCGCACCATACCAGTCGGGTATATCATCATCCGGGCCGAACGGCGCAGCATCGCTACCGTCGCCATATTCACCCACATTTTCGGCATTATCGACCGCTGACCAGACGCCCTGTTCGATGCAGTGACGCGTCACCTGGGCGGATACACCGACCCACCATTCGCCGTTCGAATGCATGTCGACAAAGCCCTTGGCTTCCATCGCCTTCGAAAATTGCCTGTTCTTGAACTCGAAATGACCGCCAGACTGCGCCCACGCGGTGTACAGTTCGAACAATTCCTTTTTGCGCGTTCGCATAGGCCGCGCGCGCGTATCCTCGCCCAGCAGGCAGCATTGGCGCAGGAACTTGCCGATCGCATCGCTGTCGTCCCGATACTTCGACGTGGCCATGCGCACTTCGTCGGGCTCGATCAGGCCATTGGCCTTCCAGTCGAGCAGGCCCGCTATCAGGCGCGCGAAGATGCCCTCTGCCTCCTGTCGGAGCTTCGCAGGCAAATCCTTGTCGATATCCTCGCGCGCGATCTGCACGTTCCACGGCACCAGCTGCATGCGTCGCCAGATGCCATCGCTTTCGTCACGAATGGCGGGCTTCTGGTTACCCGATATCGTCATCTTGAATTCGGGCAGGAAGGTGAAAAGCCCTTTGTTCAGGTGCCGCGCGTCGACCGGATCGCCGCCGGTCACCGTCTTGACCAGCCCTTCGTTCAACACCGCGCCCTTGCTCGGCTCCGACACACGCAGGAAGCGCACACCGGGCAGCCGAGCGATATCGGGCGTCGCCTGGTCGCCGCGCCGCTTGCCATTGTCGAGAAGACTTTCGATCGGCAACGAACCGGCATAATCGCCAGCCAGATAGGCCACCGCCTCGACCCACGTCCCTTTGCCGTTACGACCCTGACCGTAGAAAAACGCAAGCTTCTGCTCGCCGATATCACCGGTCAGCGACAATCCGCCCCATTGCATGATGAACCGGCGCATCGTCGCATCCGGCTGCACGGTGTTGATGAAATCGTCGTAAACCGGCGCAGACGCATTCGGCTTGTACGCAACATTCGTGATTTTCGTGATCAGGTCGTCGCGATTATGCTTGTCGCGCCGGATCTGCCAGCCATCGACCTTCCACGCGCTTTTGCCCGCAGCGACTTCCTCTGCCGAGCGCCTGACCTTGCGCCGCTCGATGCGCAGCGTGCCATTCTGGCAGTTGATAGCCATGCGGTCGGCGTCGAAATCGTCGACCTTTGCCGATATCCCGTCGAACGCCTTGGCCAGTGTCGCGATGCACGACAGCCGCGCCGCCGATTCCGACGACCGCGCCCATTCGGCCACCTTGTCGCTGAAATAGACGCCCTTTTTCGCGTCGATCAGATAATCGAGGCAATCAGCCATCTGGGCGTCATGCGCTGCAACCTGCGCGGCATCGAAATGCGGCGGCGGATCGGTCTTGACGCCCGACCGGCGCACCAGCACCGCCTCATTCTTGATCGCCCGCACCGTGGCAAACACCGCCTGCATCACCGCGGCAGGCACACGGTCCTTCTCTTCGGACAGCAGCATCCAGCGTGCGCCGTCGTACCACAGCCAGCCCCATTCGGCTACAAAGCGGAAATCCGCCCCGAAACGCAGCACAAAGCGTTCGGCATTGCCCAGGTCGGTCAGCGGAAAGCGTGCGGCAGCCCTGTCGATTTCACTGTCGGGCTTTGGCCTCAACCGCACGACCGCGTTTGATGCGCCGGGATTGCCGTTTTCCGTCCCCGCTTCACTACCTCCCCCCGCACCCCTTCCAGACGCGGAAACGCCCTCTCCGACCGGAGATTTTCCGACATCCCCTCCATCGGGGTCAGGGTATCCAGTGTCGGCGCTCACGCCCAATCCCCGCCAAAAGCGTCCCCCTCGATATCGTGCCACGCCAGCGCTTTGGCCGGACGCGTGCCGACCGGCCCCGCGATCATGCGCTGACCGTCACCGCTCACCAGCCTGCGTCGCGGCACAACGCCATCGGGCACCCCTTGGGGCAACATCGCTTCGTTCATCGGCCCCTTGATGCCCAGCACGCGCCGATAGAGCGCCCGCACCATTTCATTTTCCTCGCGCAACGCTGCGTCGGCTTCGAGATCGGCGGCGCAGGCGGTCATTGCGGTAGACGAATATCCCATCGCCTTGAACATCGCTTTCAGGTCGCGCTCGGTTGACAATATCGCACGACGCTGCGCGCGCAGGTCCAACAGTCGCTGCATGCCCAGATGCAGGCGACGTTCGGCGGCATCTTCGCTTTCTGGCCAGCAATATTTGCCGTCGTCCGACTTTGTGTACGCATCGATCGTGACCTTGGCGACAGCACCAGGTACCGCTGAAATCTCGCGCTCGAACCGCGCACGCCAGATGCCCAGATATTGTCGCTGCGTCTCTGCATCCGCGATGCTGGCCGCCATATCCTCCAGCTGGTGCCATGCAGCCGAAATCGCTTCTGGGGGCAAGGGGTCGCCGGCAGTCGCTTTGGCCTCCGCAACCACCGCGTCGAACAGGGTTTCGGACATGGTCGCCGCCAGTTCGACCGCGACTTCGATTCCTGCCTTGCGGCCGAGCCGCAACATATCGTCCGGGTCGAGGCCATCGGGCAGCTTCGCCACCCGCAACGTGCCGGCGGGGCCAACGAACGGCAGCGCCGTGCGACACGCACGCACCGCCGCCTTGCGCCCGGCTGCGTCGCCATCGAACAGCAATACAGGCGAAGCGTGCACGCGCCAGAGCCTCTTTATCTGCTCTTCCGTCAACGCGGTACCCATCGGCGCCACGCATTCGGGCAGTCCGTGCGCGGTCATTGCAATCACGTCGAAATAACCTTCGACCACGATCAGCCGACCCGTGCTGCCGGATTTCGGCCGTGCCAATGGTGCTGCGCGGTGCAAATTGAACAGCGTCTTGCCCTTGTCGAATATCTCGCTGTCGGGTGAATTGATATACTTCGCGGTATCGGCCTTGCCCGAAAAATCGCGCCCGCCGAATCCGATGATCTTGCCGCGCGCATCATGCACCGGCACCATGATCCGGTCGACAAAGCGCTCCCCAAAAACCGACTGCCCTGAGCCTGTCGAAGTGGTCTCCCAAAGCAGCCCAGCACCGACGCCCGAACGCTGCGTGATTCCCGTACCTCGCAGATTTCCCCGTGCGCCAGCAAAACCCAGCCCGAAGTGGTCGGCGATGTCGCTGTCGACCCAGCGACCGGCGAGATATTCGCCAACCGAAGGCGTCGACGCGAGACCAGCCCGATACACGGCTTGCGCCGCTTCCAGCGCTGGCCGAAGCCCCTCGACCCGCCGCACTGCCTCCGCCGCCTGCGGGCTCGCCGCTGGCACATCGATGCCGGCGGCATCGGCCAGCTGCTGCACCGCATCCAGAAACGGCAGCGCTTCATGGTCGGTCAGCCAGCGAATGGCGTCGCCATGCGCGCCACAACCGAAACAATGGTAAAATCCCTTGTCGTCATTGACCGTGAATGAAGGCGTTTTTTCATTATGAAACGGGCAGCATCCCTTATGCTCGCGCCCCGCCTTCGTCAGCTTGACACGCAATCCCACCAGCGCCGACAAGGTCGTCGCATCGCGCAGCCGACCGAGAAATTCCTTCGAAAGGCTCATTCAAACAGGCTCGCCTGCGCTGGCGGCTCCATCCGCTGCGAACAGAGCATCCAGACAAAGCCACGCATATGCGGCAACCACCGGGTCAACGCCGTTTCCGGTAAGCCGCAGTCGGTCCACCCGGTGGGCCAGCGCATCAAAGCCTCGACGAAAAAGACGTTCAGCCGCTTCTTTGTCGATGGCGGGCGCGAATTCGGGTCGGGTGCGCAGCAGTCCGGGCCATCGGGCGTCGGAAGGTCTTGGGATGATGATCGGGAATCCGCCCACGCTTCCGCCTGCCAGTCGAGCATGTCGAGCCTCGATTTCCCGTCCTTCCGCGTCAAGCTGGTCAGCGACCCGCCCTTGTGCATCCGCGCTGTCGGCGTCGACCACGCTGCTGCCTGGCTTTCCAGCCCGACCTGAACTTTCTTCCCGTTGTGCATCGCCGTCCTGCCCTGCATCGTTGCATGATGCGTCGTGCGGCCGCCGTTCGGCACGTTCGGCGTCAGCCAATGCTCCGCCTGATCTTCCAGATTGACCGAATGCCCGCCCGCCTTGCGCTTCTCCGCCGGTTGCGACCCACCCCGCTTCGACAGGTCCGACGGCGTGCGCCACTGCTCTAACTGCTGCGTCAAGCCCGTCTGTGCCATCCGGCCCGTCTCGGCGTCGAACGCGCGTTCCCCGCCGCTCCATTGCTCCCCCGTCGCGGTGCGAAGCCGTTCGGTCATAATCCCCGGGTCGCGCGCTGCCGGTGTTTTCCAATTCTGCGCCACACCCGTCAAAGTCGGGCGCGGCAAATCCGGATTGCCACGGTCGCGCGTATATTCCCCCGCTTCCATCGCCCGCGCGGTCGGCCATGATGAACAATCGCCGCCGCCCGTGGCTGTTGCCGGTTTCGCCCGAGCTGAAAATTCCAGCAGCAACGCGGTAGCCCATTCTTTCCAGTGCCGGGACGATAGCGGCAAGCTGCCCGTCTGCATTCCCCGGGACGTTTTCGCGGAACAGACGAACAGGCCGGATTTCATCGACGATGCGAATGACCTGGTCGATAAGGAACCGGTCATCGTCGGCCCCGCCGCGCTTTCCCGCGACGCTGTTGGGCTGGCAGGGATCACCGCTAGTGACGATATGAACGCGGCCGCGCCAAGGCCGACCGTCGAAAGTGGCAAGGTCAGACCAGACAGCCGCCGGATGAAGGCATCCCGTTTCCATGCGCGCGACCAGTGTTGCGGCGGCATAGGCTTCCCTCTCCACGAAAGCGACACCGCGCGCTCCGGGCATGGCGAGCCGAAGCCCGAGATCGAGCCCGCCTGCGCCGGCGCACAGGCTGACGACGCGCACGTCGCCTCCTCGATCGGGATAAATTCCTGCGGGATGAACAGCCATGTCATTCACGCATCACCGTCCGAAACCGGCCCCAGCAGCGCCCGCGCGCGGTCGAGATGCGCCTGCGCGCGCGGCACGTCGCAATGCGGGCCGTCGATCGCCAGTTCCATCGCCAGCTGCACTTCCTCGCGCACCCGCCGCGCCAGCGAATAGACCGATATCCGCGACGGCGTGACCGGTGCAATGTCCGCCCAGGCGTTCATGCCGCGACCTCGCCGAACAGCCCGCCCAAAGGCTCCGGTTTCGACCGCAGCGCCTTGGCGTGGTTGTGTTCCTGAAATGTCAAAGCACCCTCGCCGCGCAGGAACGCCAGCTTGCGTTCGATGTCGGCAACATGGTCGGCCTCAAGCTCAATCATCGTGCAGTCAAAGCCCTCTGCCATTGCGGCGATTCCGGTCGTGCCGCTGCCAGCAAAGGGCTCCAGAATATGACCACCGGGCGGGGTAACGAGGCGGCATAGCCAGCGCATAAGGTCAACGGGCTTGACGGTTGCGTGGGTCGTTCCGATGCGGTCTAGCGGGCCTGCCTTGGCGCTGTAAAAGAAACGGGCTGCGGAGCCGGAGTCGCCTCCCCAATTTGCCTCTTCTCCTGTGCGGTCACGAATGTCGAATGTGCCTAATTGTGACTGCCCACCTCGCTTATGATGTGTGAGCAACTGCACCGAAGAGGTTTCAGGAAAGCCCGCCAGCACTTCATCGCTGCCATCGTGGATAAGATTGGCTGGCCAGCGGCCTGTGGGTTGTGGCTTTTCATCTGCTTTTCTGTCGCGGATTTTGAAAGTGCTGGTGCCATGCAGGCCATTATCGCCGCCTATTGCGTTGCATCGAGTGTCCTCTTCCGTCCCCACCCGACACCCATCAATGTTAATCGCGCCAGTGCCATGCTTCAAAACATTGGCGGCAATGCTCTTTTCGGATAGCGGCTTGCGGGCAAGGCAGATCGGCTCGAGCGCGGGCTTGAGCGCAGTTCCCCATCCTTGCCATTGTTCGGCTTCGGGGGTGGCTGGCTTGTTTCCAGCGACTTCATGGAATCCGGTTTCGCGGCTTTTCTCGATCCAAGGGCGAGTATCAGAGGCACCTGACATTGTGCCAGAAGTTGCCGGTCGCGCTTTGTGCTTTATAGTTTCCCGCTCCGCACCCGCCGCCTTATCAATCCCCTTACTCACATCATGCGATTTCGGGAATCCGCTGCCATAGGCCCAGAACAGGGAATCGCGGATTTCAAAGCCCGCATCCTCGATAGCGCAGGCCATGCGGTGATATGTGCGCGTTCCGCTGAATGCGACAAGGTGCGCCCCGGGTTTCAGCGTGTCATAAACCGCGCGCCATGTTTCGGACCGGAAAGCAATGTCGCCGCCATCCCATTCCTTGCCCATGAAACCCTTGGCTGCGCGGGCATAAGCACCCGTTGCGCCGACCTTGGCCTCGGCTGCATTCTTGCCGCCAAATCGCTTGACGATGCTGGTCAGGTGATATGGCGGGTCGGTCACGCAGGCGTCGAATAGCGGGCCGTCATAATCGGAAAGCCAGTCGAGGCAGGATGCATTATGGACGGTGATGGTGCTCATCGCGCCTGCCACCCCAGCGCCTTGCGCACGCGCGACAGCAGGGTCAGCCCCTGCGTCGCGGTCAGCGCCATCGCGCTCGCCGCCTCAAACACCGTGAACTCGCACGCCAGATATTCGGCAAAGATGTCGACCGGACGCTTCAGCCCGCGCAGGTCCGGCGTCGCACGCCCCCCCCCTGTCCGGACGGCGCCCACGACTAGGCCACCATTTCCATCACGTCGCCGGCAATAGTGGTGAACCCGTATCGGGCGATCTCCGCCTGCCGCTGCTGCTCGATCCAGTCCGCCCGGGCATGGGCTGCCTGCTCGCGCAGTGCTGCAATGCGGGCCTCTTCCAGTACGTAAAGCGGCGGGCCGTCGACCTGGTTGAATTCCAGCCGCCGGCCCCTGTCCGCGGCGCGTGGCATCGGCCAGCCAGATGGAAATCGATCCATTGCATCGGCGATCGCAAACGCCCGGGAAGGTGCCATGCGGATCGTGCCGTGAATGAAGCTGGCGATTTTCGCGCCGCCGGACGCGCTGCTTCCCGACGCCACCGAAAGCCGCGACAGGCTGATATCATGTTCGCGCAGGAAAGCGGAAATCGCCTGCCGAAACGCCAGCGCCTCGTCACTATAGTCGATCAGCATCCGCCCAAAGACACGAACCTGCGGGCATGCCTTGGCAAGTTGCAGCGAGGTCATCAGCTCTTCCCCTTCGTCAAATCCAGCCATCCGGTCTTCCGCCCGTCGGGCAGGACAAACCGTGTTCGACTCTGGTCTTTCAGATTCTCGCGCTTCACCGCGCCGCTGGCTATCAGGCCGGCACACGCGCGCCTTGCCGCCGACAGCGCCGCCTGGCTGCTGCCAAGCCGCGCCGCGTGCGCCATTTCACGATAGGTCGGCGCTGCCTTGTCGAAATTCGCATGCCTCGCGATGAGCCGCGCGATGCGCCCCGCCGGCGTGTCGTCATCCTTGTCCGCCGCGCGCGCGGCCACCCCGCGCACCGCCCGCGAAACGCCACTTTCCAGCGCGCACGGGTCGGCGCGCTTTTCGGCAATGAACTGCGTCGAACCGTCGCCCATGCGGCGAAACACCGTGATGATCAGCCCGCGCCGCAACCACGCACTGGCGAGGATGGCCGTCGCCAGGTTGCGCGGAAATTCCCGCGCCACCGCGTAAACCACCTGTTCGCCGACCGCGGCCGACGCCAGCCAGACTTCGAACGCGCCCGCGCTGTCCATCACCGGCAATTCCGGAGGAGTCGGGGCGCGTGCCACGTCAGCCATGCGCCACCACCTTCGCCAGCAAATCGCGCATCTGCCGCGCTTCAACGGCGCCAAATTCGACCCCGCCGACCATAATCGTGCGGCCCAGCCCGTGAAATCCGAACAGCGCCCGCTCGAACGCGTCACGCAGTTGAATCAGCCTTCGCTTGTCCTGCCCCAGCGTCAGCCGGTTGAATCTGCCCGCCTCTTCGAAGCGCAATACCCAGCAATACCCGTTCTCGAATATATCGACCATCGCAGCGCCGACCGCGGCCACGACACGACTATCGATCTGCGTTTCGACACCGGTCAGCATCCTGCCCTCACCGTCGAAATCAGCGCAGGTAACACCCTCGCGGATCGGCCAAGGCCCCGAATACGCTCGTGCCCCCCCCCAGCCATCAGGCGACCCCTGCGATCAGCATCTTGTCGGCCAGCGCCAGCAGGTCGCGCACGTCGGCGATTTCGTTGCGCACCTTGTCGCGCGCTTTCTTGTCCATTCCGGCCTGCACGCCGTCGATAATCGCCGACTGCACCTCGCCGCCTTCCTTGGCGAGACGTCCGACCATCAACAGGATATTGCTTGCCAGATCGCCGCCGTCACCGGAATCGTTCGGCAGCAAGGTCGCCCCCAGAACACGGGCCATTTGCGCTGCTATCAACGGCTTCTGCCCCGTGGCGGTCAAAGCCTGGTCAATCGCAACCGCAGCATCCAGCGGCGGCATGTCCGCATCGTTGATATTGACCCAGCGGCCAACCGTGGAGCGCGTGCGCTCGACAATCGGCACCACGCCGTCAATCCCGCCGAGCAGCGAAACCGCCGCGCGCACTGCCTGCTTGACCGGCACCAGTTCGGGCGAAAGCGTCCGGTTCATTCCCCGCACCCCCGACCGACCTGACCGATATCCTCGCCGACAAAAAAATGCCGCCAGTAAACCCAGCCATTCGGGCAGGCAAAGCCCCACTCGCGCACCTTCGGTCCTGTTGAAAACAGCGAAATCGTGCGCGTGATGCCAGGCAGCAGTTCAAACCGGTGCAGTGCATTCGCCGCGCGCTCGATCACGTCGCCTTCTTGGCGCTCGAAAACGCCGTCGGGCGTGTGTTCGATATAACCACCGCGCAGGATGAACGACACGTTCGCCCAAGGGTGATCGTGCATCGCCCGGTCGTCGTCAGGTCCGGTCATTTCGTGCAGGTAAAGGTTCAAATAATCGTTGCGCGGTACAATCCACCAGCGGCGGATGTAGCTTTGACCGATCTCGAAATCCTCTGGCGACGAAGCCATAATGCCATCGGCCCATGCCTGCATGTCTGCAAGCGATGCCGAAAATTGCCCACCGCTCATTCCGGCAACCTTTCTGGAAAGCCAACCTTTTCACTGGTGGCATTGAATTTCCGGATGATGGCGGATGCGAGGTCAATGCCTTCGCTTGCCGCCAGCGGGTCGAGATAAATCGCGACGTCGGCGATTTCGTCGGCAAGGCTGGCACGCAATTCACTCTCGGTCTTGTCGTTTCCGACCATCCCATCGCGATAGCGGTTCAGCTTCTTTGCATCGTTGGCAGCTTCGCCGAGTTCGCCCATCGTTGCGGTAAACCAGTCGGACAGCGACCATTCATTCAGCCCGCCGGGATGCCAGCGCATCGATCGGGCAACGCCGATCTCGCGTAACGTAGCAAAGGTCAGTGGCCCACTTTGCAGCCCCTTCTCGATATCGTCGACCAGCACGTCGAGCCGGCGCAGCGCCGTTCCGATCTCGCGTAACGTAGCAAAGGTCAGTGGCCCACTTTGCAGCCCCTTCTCGATATCGTCGACCAGCACGTCGAGCCGGCGCAGCGCCGTTCCGATCTCGCCGGCGTCGACGCCGTGCTGCGGTTCGGACGCGCCGTGCAGCGCAGCGCGCAGCGGGTCGGCAATCGCGTTGATGCGCCGCACCAGCGCGCTGCTGTCGGTCGCGGCGGTCATCGGCTGGCACCTTGGCGGGAGGCGCTTGACGCACCCCCCGCTTCGGTTTCAGATGATGGTATCGCGGCACCACCTGAAAGGACTATCGAATGGCCGAACCCGAAAACGTGAACATTTTTCCCGACGAGATCGAAGGCGGAACGACCGAATTCTCCGACGGCAGCGTCTATTATGGCGTCCGGTTTATCGATTTGAAACAGGACAAATGCGCAACCGTGTTGTTCACACCCGAATCGATTAGCCGCGCCGCCAGCCAGATTGCCGCACTGATGAACAGCGCGTCCGGCAAATCGCCGCACTGACTTCGTAACAGGCAATCTTTCTTGCGCGTCGCGGCGCTGCCAGCGACCAGCCCAAAACATCAGCGAAGCGCTGGCCTTAAAACTGCGGCTCTCCCGGCTTTCCGGTCGAGGGTTGTCAAGAACCATCCGGCTGTGCGCGACAAACCGGCCAGCATTGCCGATGTCACAAATGGCCGCGCTCACGCCACCACCTCGCGGGACATTTCCCCCAAATATCCCGTGGACGCACTTGCACCATCCCCGCTATCCACATCTGAATGAGAAGCGACCGCATCCCCGCCATGACATTGCGCGACCTCGGCATTGGCTGCCGACGCGATATTCTCGAAATTGTCGAGCAGGTCGGCGGCCGCTTGCGGAATCACATTGTCCGGCCAGTTCGCCGCATCGCGGAAAAAGGTCAGGAATTTTTCGAATGAGCGCGTCGTGCAGCTGCCGTCGCTCGCGATACGCGCAAAAAACCGGCTGTCGCCCTGTTGCTTCGAACCCAGCGTTGCAAGGCTTTGACCGGACAGGCCCGCCCAGAGGGTTGCGATAAGATGCAATTGCTCGGTCATTCGCACGGGTCATCACCTGCTTTGTTGGACTGCGGTTTTAATGCGGTTTTATTTCCGCATTTGTCAACGGCAAATGTTCCGCGTGACGAAAATAGTTTTTGCCGCGACAATAACCGCATGTCGGATCAATCGGTTATCTTCTTTCAAAGGCTGGACGAACGCATGCGCGCGATCGGCGGGCTCAGCGACCGCGCGCTGTCTTTGAAAGCCGAAGGCTCTGCCGACCTCATCCGCTCGGCGCGCCGCAACGGCCATGTTCCCAACGCCCGAAACCTGTCGGCAATTGCCCGCGCGCTCGGCGTCACCACCGACTGGCTGCTGGGCCGCGACGGCGCGCAGGAAATCCTGCCATCCGACGCGGGTTTCAGCGACGCGCGGCTCGATTTCGTGCCACAGCGCCCTCAACGCGACTTACCCGTGCTGGGGACCGGCCATTGCGGCACAATCGAATTCGGGTTGAACGGTGATGCGGTGAAGATCGAACAGACGCAGTTCGAACCGACAACCGTGATCCGCTACGTCACGCGTCCGCTCGCGCTGATGGGCGTGCCGACCGCTTATGCCATCTATTTTGTCGGCGAATCGATGTACCCGCGCTTTCAGGCGGGCGAGATGGGTATCGTCGACCCGCGCCGACCGCCCGCGCGCGGCGACGACGTGCTGGTGCAGCTGCGCAGCGAAGACAGCGACGAAATCACCAGCATATTGGTCAAGCGCCTGGTGCGGCAGTCACCTGACTTTGTCGAGCTCGAGCAGTATAATCCGGCAATCATTTTCAAAGTGCCGGTCACGCGCGTCGCGCGCATCCACCGCATCGTTCCGCCGGCGGAACTGCTCGGCGGCTAATCAGTCGTATTTCATGCCAAGATCCGATAACATTCCGAGCCGCTGACCGCTTCGATAGCCGTAAGCTACCACATATTCACTTGTACCAAAATCGGCAGGCTGTTTACCGAACGCGGCACAGCCAACCAGCGACATTAGAGCAGTCTTCTCTCCCGCTGGCAACGCGGCCCACAAAGCGTCTTCAACATTTATGCGGGTTTTGCTTGGCCGCTCCCGCACCAACCCATCCGTTTCTGCCTGCGAAAGTGCCTTTTCACACCCATACTTCTTCTCGGCGCTGAATTCGGCCCCCGTCGATTGGTAACCATTCTCAAACTCCGTCGCTGGATCGCGCGTTGGCGTGTCACCTGACCCGCCCAGCCACAAAAGGAACAGCAACAACGCCGCGCCTCCGCCAAAAATAACACCCAGGGATGATCTGCCCTTTTGCTTGGACCGGCATTTCGGGCAGATTGTCGCTTCAGAGTCAATCAACTCCCGGCACGCGTCACATTTTTTGGTTGGCATTTTTCGTGGCTCCTATTCCGCCGCATCCTGACCATTTGCGGCCAAACTGACAATCCAAGAATCAGCTATGCGGTTTTTATTCCGTTTTCTCTATTGACACGGTTTTTATTCCGCATATTTTAACCCGCACCGCATTTCGCGGCATGGGGAAGTTTGATGCCTTATCACGAAAAGGTGCGCGATACTTGGCTAGGCCGTTGTGTCGAAGCGCTCGCGCTCGCCGCTTTGTCCGCAATGATCGTCGCAGCCTTCGCTGCGATGCACGTTGGCACAGGTCCGGCGATATGACTATTACCGCAGCCACCCCTGCCACCCGCCGCCGCCCGGCCAGGGAGTATTGGCATCGCAAGTTCATCTTTGCTGCGACGCTGACGCTCGAAGGGCGCGGCGGGCTGTATCGCGTTCGCTTCGAAACCGTGCTGCGCCGCTGGTCGGTCACAAAGAACCGTTTTGTCTATCTGCGCTGCACCCCTTCGCGCGAACTGACGCTGATCGGCACCGATAAGAGGATCGACCGTTGAGCGCCCGCATTCTCCCTTTCGCATCGGGTCGCGCCGACGCCCGCCGCCTGCCCTCCCCCGCGCAGGCGGCGGCAACCGCGACGCTGACCCAGCGCGGCTACGTCATCCTCTACCGCCACGGTCAGGTCAACCACTGCCCCGCCTGCGGCAAGACGCACTGGTGGATCGGCAACCGCAGCGCGCAATGCGCCTTTTGCGACACCGCACTTGATCTGCAGAGGGTTTGACCATGACCGAACAGAAAGCCGATGTGACGCTTACTGAAATCAAAGCCCTTTGGAAAAAGCACGGCGGCAAGTTTCATGGCCCGAATGTCGAACACGCATATTGCGAAGAACAAGCTTTTTACCGCTTCTGCAAAGAACTCGCAGCATGGAACGCAAGGCCCGCTGATGATGTAGTAGAGGCTTGGAGCATAATCGATCAGTTACGCGCCAATGAAGGCGATAGCATCGAGATTTGCTATGATAATCCTGATTTTGGTGGCCCTAACTGCGTCATTGTTGTTCGCAACAGTTGGGACGTTGATGGCCAGAACTTTTACGGTGACACGGTTTTAGACTGCCTCCGCGCAGCACTCGCCAAGGCAGGTGCGCTATGAGCGCCATCCCCCTCGCCATCCGCGCCGAGTTCGAACGCCGCCGCGCACAGGGTCAGGCCGGCGTCGATGCGCGCCGCATGGACCGCGACGTCGTGAACCGCAGCGCAGAGTGCGCATTCTGCCACACCGCCCTCGATCTGCAGAGGGTATGAGCGATGGTCACACTGAATGGTCAGCAAGTCGTCAAGCTGCCTGCGAATGTTTGTGGCATCAAAGCAGAAGGGCCGTGTAGCCAGCACGACGATTGGAAAGTTGAACTGACATTCAAATTCGTCGGTGGGCGCGCTTGGACCACTGATCGCGGACCCACGCTTGCATCTGCTGTCGAGGCGGCGCTTGCCAAATACGGTAAAACCGAATGACCATTGCCCTCGCCATCCGCGCCGAATTCGACCGCCGCCGCCAGCAGGGTCAGGCTGGCGTCGATGCGCGGCGGATGGACCGCGATGTAGTCAACCGCAACCTCGCGCTTTGGCGCGACATGGTGATGTGGACCGACGGTCAGGTGCCGATCGGCAAGACAGATTTTTCAGGCTGGGCAGCCGCAGCGATGACCGCCGCACACAAAACCGCCGCCCGCCTCGACCGCGCAGCGGGGTCGTCCCCCCCGCTCCCCGCTGCGCAACCCGATTCCCAAGGCTGGAACACCGAAAGCATCGACCACGCCCGCACCTTACGCGCCGCCTCGATCAAATTCGCCAGCTACGCCACCGCCACCGCCGCCCTGCGCGGTTTGCCTGAACTTGAAAGGATCGCCGCATGACGAAAAGAACCCGCATCAACCCGTTCGATAGAGGCAGCGCAGAGCATGTCCTGTACGACCGTTACCGTCGCGCCGATCTGGCCGCCAAGGTAGCGCAACGCGAGGCTGCGCTCGCCCAGGCAGAGGCCGATGGCCACCGCGCCAAGGCGCAAAGCTATGCCGACGCCCTCCGCGCCCTCGGCCACGGCGACAAGGTGCCCGGACAGGCCGCCCTGCCCGCACCGGATGCCAGCAGATGAACCGGGAAGAATGGGAACGCTATGTTGCGAACATGCAAATTCGCTGGTTTGCGGCCTTTTTTGAACGGCAGACTCGCAGGTGCTTTGCGCAGAGGCCGATCCCGTGGTGACAACCCTGCCTATCCTCGAAACCGGCGACACCCCCGAAAACTGGGCGCAAAGGCTGGCGGCCAAAGGGTGGCCGATATCACCGCGCACCTTGCGTGAAACCGCCCGCGAAATTGGCGCTTGCCACATCCTTGGTCGCTGCATGATATTGACGCCGCAGCACGTCGAGGCGATTCTGGAGAAAAAGTCATGCCGCTCGAACTCTACCAACGCGGGCGCGTCTGGTGGGCGCGTGGCACCATCGAATATCGCGGGCGCAAAATCGGCGGATATCTGCGCGAAAGCACGGGAACATCTGACCGGTCGGATGCACAGCGCTGGGTCGAAGAATATGAAGAAGCCACCATCCGTCATTCCCTTTTCGGCGCGCAGGCAAGCGGCCCGCCCGAACTGACCTTCGCCGACTGCATTTGCTATTATCCCGCGCCACCGCGCGATGCCGAACGATTGTTGCGCGTCTTGCCCGAAATCGGGCATCTGCCGGTCAAATCGATCACGCCCAAAATGGTGCGCGAACTGGCCGCGCGGCTTTACCCCGATTGCTGCGTCGACACCTGGTTGCGCAATGTGATTGCGCCCGTCCGCGCCACGATCAACGCTGCGCATGACGAACTGGGCGGCGACCGGGTGCCACCGATGAAGGTGCGAGATTTCTCGCCCAAGGAACGGATCGACCAGGACAAGCTTCGCGGCAAGAAAAGTCGCGTTCCCAAAACGCCGGGCAGCTGGCCGTGGCTGCTGAAATTCCGTACCAGCGCCAACCCGCGACTATCGGCTCTGGCATTTCTGATGTTCGTTACCGGCGCACGCGTGACACAGGCGGTGACGATGCACCCGCGCGAGCATCTCGATCTTCCAAACGCCCGCGTGAAAATCCCCGGCGCAAAAGGACACGATGATCGTTGGGTTGAAATACCGATGGAACTGGTGATCGAACTAGCCAACCTGGAGCCGCAGGTGCCGCGCGGCTTGCCGCAGACGCCAGAAAATCTGCGCGTGTTCGGCTACGCGCGCCGCGACAGCTTTCGCAAGGCATGGGAGGCTGCAGAACGCGCCGCCGGCATCGAGCATCTGTCACCTCACGCCGCCGGACGCCACGGCTTCGGGCAGGAAATGGGCGTCCGCCAGGCAGTCGATGAAAAGGCCGCAGAGCAAGTTGGTGGCTGGTCGAGTACCGGCGTTTTCAAACGCACGTACAATCACGCCGAAGATAGCGCGCCAAAAATCCTTGCTGCCCTTCGTACAGGTCTCGTACAGGCGGAAAAAGAAACGGGCATCAAGCTGTTGAAAACAGGCTAA